AGAACTTTTCAAATCCGGAATTAAATTAGGCATTTCGTCTAGAGGAATGGGATCCGTTAAAGAAGTTATGCGCGAAGCAGGCGAAACATTAGAAGTACAGCCAGACTTTGAATTGATTGCGTTTGATTTTGTTTCAAACCCATCAACCCATGGAGCTTTCCTTTCTCCTGTAAATGAATCAAAAGGTACGATTGCAACTAATAAGTTTGCAAATATAGAAAGAATTATCACTGATATAATAACGGAGTTTTAATTATGGCATTAGAAGATTTACAATCAGCATATGGTCCTTATAATAATAAGGGCGTTAAAGGCACTGGCGAGGTATTTGATACACTAGCATTTGAAGGCGCGCCAAAAAATATAGGTGTAAAGGGAGGTAATAGCAAATATGGGACATCTGAAAAAGCCGGCACAAAACCAACTGGCCCGGATGTGTTCGGTAACATACCGCCAGAAAGATCCGGAGAATAACAATGAAAAAGAAATTACTAGAAACATTTAAAAGAATCGGCGGTAATAGATTAAATGAAAATACCCCGGGATATGAAAATAGAAAATTCGGAGACCCATTACCTACATTAGCAAGCGTGCGCGCAGCACATGAAGCTAAGAGTCCTATTAAGGAAGTAGAATATGGAATGGAAGGAGGTGAATTTGATTATGAGGGCGCATTGGCCCAAGTAAATACTGCAGTAGAAGCTATTGATAGTATTGAAGAAGACTTGCTGAGAGAGTTAGGATCTAGTAACAGTCCATATGCTAAGCAAGCAGTAAACCAAATACAAAGATATACTAATGGTGCCCAAAAACAAATAGAAGGTATAAGAAAGATGGTCGATAAAGCACAACGTAGAGGAGAATGGAATGTATAGTAAATTAAATAGCCAATTGATGAAACATGTCCTAAATGAGAAGTATCTCGCAGAAGATGAGGATGTGAAAATGTCTAAAGATGATAGAGATTCATTCTTAGAAGCAGTCTCCAATTTTCATAAGTTAGGAGAGATGGTATATTCCAATGGTGGACTACAAGAGGTCACCAAAACATTGCAAAGCGTGGTAGAGCAGGCTGAAAAGCTAACGCTATCCGAAGCAGAACATTGGTTTGATAATGTTACTGTAGCTCGTCATATGAAACAAATGAATGAAGCTTATAAAGTTTTTGAGAAGACATCGACAGAGATGAATGGGTTACAACAAAGATTAGAATCTGCATATGATGATATGGGCACTGTATTAAATCGTTATTATAAGATAGGTGAAGCGTTAAAGTCAGATGGCGACGTAGAAGAAAAAGAGTATTAATAGTATTAGGATAATTGAAAAAATCTTATTATATTAATACATTATAAACGACAAATTAGTTATATGAAAAACAGAGACAACAGAGAACCCAGAGGAAATAGATTCAAATCTATTTTACCAGGCGGCGTAGGCGTAAAGGTTATTTCTACAAAAAGCCGACCTGATGGCGATATTAATGCAGCACTAAGATCTTTCAAAAAAGAATTGAAAGACTCCGGCAAACTAGAAGAACTAATGGAAAGGAGGCATTACATCCCCGACTCGGCAAAGAATAGAGAAAAAATGAAAAGGGCTAGATTTCATCAATGGGTATCCGATATTATGTCTGATTAAATTGAATTGCCATGTAAAATTAGTACCTTCGGGTACTTTTTTACGTTTAAGTAACTCTTTTCAATGGTCGTTGTATATATATTAATGAAAAGATACCATATCTTAATATATGGTCACTCTACAAATTAAACATGAGTACTTAGTACTCCTATTGAGGTTCTTAATAACCTTATTTCCAAATTAAATAAAAGGACAAACCTATGACAAATTCAAATTTGTTAAAAGAAGCAATTGCTGACGCAAAAGCAGTACGAGAGACTGCACTTGCGAACGCAAAAATTGCATTAGAAGAAGCCTTCACCCCTAGAATTCAATCAATGTTGTCTGCTAAAATTTCTGAAGAAGAGGAACTTGACATGGAAGAGCCTGTAGAGGCCCCTGTCGAAGATCCCGTTGCTGCAGAAGGAAGAGGCATGAATGATGCTGATGAAGATCCTACCGATGAATTTTCTGAAGAAATGGCCCCAGAAGAGCCTGTTGAAGAAGATGGTGAATATGCTGCAGAAGAGCCTGTTGAAGAAGACGGCGGTGCAGAAGACCTTGAACTCGAAGCTATCATTAGAGAGCTAGAAGATGAAATGGCAACTGATGAACCAGAACCAGAACCAGAAGCGCCCGTAACTGAGGAAGAAGAACTTCCAGCGGAAGAGCCTGTGACTGAAGAAGGTGAAGAAGAAGACGTTTCATTAGAAGAGATCATCAATGCCTTAAGAGAAGAAGAAGGCGGTGAAGAAGAAGTAACTGAAGAAGATGATGCTGCGGAGCCTGAAACAAAAGAGCTTGAAGAAGCTTATACTGTTATCAAATTCCTAAGAAGCAAAATTAATGAAGTTAATCTTCTAAATGCAAAATTATTATTTTCAACCAAATTGTTTAGAAATCATTCATTGAGTGAGACTCAGAAAATGAAAGTTATTGAAAACTTTGACAGAGCGTCTAACTTACGCGAAGTTAAATTAGTATTTACTACATTAGCTGAATCATTCAACTCGAATCTTTCTAGAACAAAAAGAACAATTAAAGAAAGCTACGCTTCAAAGTCTAGCCGCTCAACTGCACCAAGTAAGAAAGTAATTTCTGAAGGCACAGATTTAGCTGCAAGATGGAAAAAGTTAGCTAATCTCTAAAATTAAAAGAGGAAAAACAAAATGAATATTAATTCACTATTACCTCAAAATACCGATGCTAACGCAAATGCTGTTGCGCTCCAACTTGAAAACAAGTGGTCAAAGACAGGATTGTTAGAAGGCTTAGGTAATGAGGTAGAAAGAAAAGGCATGGCCGTTCTCTTAGAGAACCAAGCTAAGCAATTAGTATCTGAAGCAAATGCAACAGGCGGTTCAGGTGCTGAAGAGTGGTCGGGTGTAGCCCTTCCGCTAGTAAGAAGAATCTTTGCAGAAATTGCTGCTAAAGATTTTGTAAGTGTTCAGCCAATGAACCTACCATCGGGTCTAGTATTTTACTTAGATTTCAAATATGGAAATAAGCAAGGTACTATGGGCACACCCGGAGGTAATGACTTCGTAACAGATTCCGGAAGAACGTCTCAACTTGATTCTGTGTTTGGTGTAACTGATAAAGGTATGGGTGATGGAACTAATGTCGCTGTAGAAGGTCTTTACGGCGCAGGTCGTTTTGGATATTCTATCAATGACGTAACATCATCAGCATTGACCATGGTCGGTGATTCTACTGTAGCAACTGGCGGATATGTAACATCATCTGTATCAATGACAGATGTCAATTTTAATTCTGAATGGTTGGCAGCTTCTTCTTCAACAGTTTCGACAGTAACTATATTATATTCTGACTTAGTTGCTCCGGATTCTGAAGGCGTAAGAGGCTTTAATTTGGTAGGTACAGATGTTGATGCTGTATATCCAGAATTCACTAAGCTAAATGCTGCTAAAACACAATTAACTTTTGTCATTGATAAAGGCGTTGGTATAGCAGATATGAATGTTGTATATCATAAAGCTCCTACAGCAACTGATAGAGGTGACTTTGAAGATTCAAATGCATTGAATGCAAATGGCGCAACTGCAGGAACAACTCTAGACATTCCAGAAATCAATCTTGAAATGAGATCTGAGGCAATTGTTGCTAAGACACGTAAGTTGAAAGCAGTATGGTCTCCAGAGTTTGCTCAAGATTTGAATGCATATCATTCAATTGATGCAGAGGCTGAATTGACTTCTATGTTATCTGAATATGTTTCGCAAGAAATTGATTTAGAGATCCTAGACATGTTAATTAACAATGCACAAACAACTGCATATTGGTCAGCAAGAATTGGATATAAGTATGATACAGCAACAACATCATTTGTTGATGATGCTACTGCAGGCCAAGCTTATAACCAAGGTACTTGGTTCCAAACTTTAGGTACGCAAATACAGAAAGTTAGTAATAAAATTCATCAGTTAACATTGAGAGGAGGTGCGAACTTCCTAGTTTGTTCTCCAAGTGTTGCAACAATCCTAGAATCAATTCCTGGATATGCTGCTGATACAGATGGTGACAAGCAACAGTTTGCAATGGGTGTACAGAAAGTTGGTTCTATTAATAGTAGATTCCAAGTTTACAAGAATCCATATATGACTGAAAATGCTATATTGATGGGATACAGAGGATCACAGTTCCTAGAAACAGGTGCTGTTTATTCTCCATACATTCCACTTATTATGACTCCATTAGTATATGATCCAGACAACTTCACTCCAAGAAAGGGTGTAATGACTAGATACGCTAAGAAAGTTGTAAGACCAGAATTTTATGGTAAAGTACTTGTTCATGCGTTGGACAGAATTTAATAATTAATTATTAAGTGTTAATATATATAGGAAAGGCCCTCTTCGGAGGGCCTTTTTTTGGCTTTACATGTGCAATTAGATATTTATATTAAATAGTTGTAACATAAAGGAGCCACATAATGGCAGTAAAAAGTAATATGGTAAAAAGTCCTCCTAAAGGAAACATCCGATTTTCAATATCTTTATCAGATGAACAAAAGTTAGCAAAAACACAAATTCTAGATCACCCATTCAACTTTATTGTTGGAAAGGCTGGTAGTGGTAAAACATTATTAGCGGTACAAGTGGCACTTGATATGTTTTTCAAAAAACAAGTAAATAAGATAATAATTACTAGACCAACAATATCAACTGAAGATAATGGGTTCCTCCCAGGCTCAGAACGTGAAAAGATGGAGCCATGGCTAGTACCGATTAGATCTAATATGCGCAAGGTATATAATAAACCTGATATATTAGAAAAGATGGAAAAGTCAGAACAAATTGAATTATGTTCATTGGCACATTTCCGAGGAAGAACATTTGACAATGCAGTTGTTATAGTAGATGAATTTCAAAATCTAACTAGATCTCAATTATCAATGGCAATAGGCAGATTAGGTAAGGATTCAAAAATGATTTTTTGTGGAGATTCTTATCAAATAGATCTGAGAGATAAAAATTGGTCTGCGTACCATGACATGGCAAAGCTAACAGTATCTAATTATGTATACAAGACTGTACTTGAGGATTCGCATAGACATAGCGCAATAGATGATTTATTAGAATTATTGAATGGTTATCATTAACTAGCATATTTATATAAAAGAAATGGCTACTAAAATAAAATGGGAAGACGCAGAC